CTTCCATGAGATGTTGGAAGCATCGCTCAGTTCGTCATCGGAAATCATGGTCATTCGGTTAAGCCGTCTGAAGGTGAAAAGCTTCTGTTTGAACTTACCCTTCGTCGGTGTCAAAATTGGAAGTCTCATAATTTCCCCAACCTCCGTCCATTATGACAAGTTCAACCGGCTTGATTCCCATGCGCGACAGATACCATTCCTGATAATCGGCCTGGCGTGAATTGAACAGGCTGATGTAATTCCCGTAGTCACCGAATTCCTTGCGGACAATACTGATCTGTGCCATCAGATAGTACCGGTAGATGTCCTGGAACCGCTTCGGAAGTGTCAGTTCGCTTGCCAGACCGGATTCATCCGCAACCTTGTCAGTGGGCTTGACGATGTACACCATCTTGATGCGCGGGTTCTGGATGGTGATGGCTGCAGCTTCTGCCTGTGCCGTGAACGTGGCCGGGTTGAATGTCAGAACCTTGTCCGCAATGGAAACCAGCGTGGCATATTTGTTATTCGCCGTTGCCAGAAGGCATCCGGTTACCTTGATGATATCGCCCACGCAGAATCCGACAAAATCATCACCAGTTGTGGTGATCGTGTTGGTTCCGAATGTGACCTCATTTGCTCCTGAAACATACGAAATGTCACTGACTGTTGGGATAGGCCGCAGTTCAATCTTGCCGTTGTCCTCATAGTAGACACGATTCACCACGCCACCACGGGTAAGCGTCCGAAGGTCTGCCGGTTTGTATGCGAATCCATTGACGGATATACTCTCGATGTCCTCAAACTCTACGCCAGAGGGGAACGCAATATTGCTGACGTTCGCCGTCCTCTGGTAGTATGCCGCAAGGAAGTTCTTCTCTGCGTCAGGGTATACGTTCCGGTCAACCTCATTTATCCATGCAACCACTTCCGCATTGGTGTGCGTGTGCGGGAACTTGGCTACCAAATCAGCAATGAAGGCAGATACAGTCATGTTCAGCACCTCCTGTCACGCTAATTGTATAAAAAGAGGGGGAGCGCAATCGGTACGCTTCCCCCTTCTTTCATGTATCATGTGTGGTTCTGGTTACAGCCACTCCATCAGGACGGACAAAGATGCCCCGGCATAGGACGTACCTGTGGCAGCGGTGAGGATCAATCCCATGGTATCCCCAGCTTCAAACGTTGCCACTGCCGTAGTGACTGCCGCCTGTGTGACTCCCGTCAATGCGGTGCTGGTCATGTTGAAACCAGTACCCAGCAGCAAGTCTCCCGCTGTAGTAGCCTTGGTTGCAATCATCTTTTCGAGGTTCAGCGTCCCTGCATTGCTGGATACAGTGATGTGCCTTTCGGTTGCACTGATAATCTTACAAGCCGCAGGAGCCACCCAGAAGGGTTTAGCCACGTCTGCCAATGCAAAGTTCGGATAGGAAATAACGAACCTTGAACCACTAATTGTTGCCCCTGCTGCCACACCCGCCATCTTGTTCAGGTCTGCAGCAGACGCGCTTACCGCAACTTCTGCGTCCTGCGCACCAATCTTCAGACCGCCCACCGCGACCTTGATACCGTCCTTGAATCTTGTTCCAGCCATTGTTGACATCCCCTTTCAATATGAGGACAGGGGGCCGTAGCCCCCCATCAACAAGAGTGTGTGTGTTGATGCACTTTTATGCTACCTTGCAATTTGAGTTTATCGAATATTTTTCCTTTGATAACCCATTCTCCGTCTTTCAGCACAAGGAATATTCCATGAATATCTTTATGGCATTGTTCACACAGCACCATCAGGTTATTGATGTCATTGCTCCCCTGCTTCTTTCCATCTTTTCTTTCTCTCACGCCATCGAGGTGATGGACCCTGATGTTTTCTGTGTTACCGCACAGTTGGCATTTGTACTCAGCGCGTTCCATTACTGTGTACCAGTTACCATCAAGCCTTCTTTTCCTGTTTCGATTTGTTTTAACTCCAGGGTCCAAAGTCTTTGTGTACTTTTTGGCCTTTTCTAACGCGCCTATGCCCTTGCATTCATCGCTACAGAAATTTTGCTGGACGTGATTCGGAAGATACTCTTTACTGCAAACGCTGCATACTTTAGGAATGCTGAGCTTTTCCAACATGGTAAGCCTTCGCTTATCTGATAGCTCCCTGTGTTGGTGAACAGAATTACATTCTTTTGAACATCTTTGCGCCAATGCGTGGCTTGCAATAGGAGTAAATTCTTTACCGCATTCAAGACAACTTCGTGGTTCTGCGATTTTCAATGTACGCCTTTGTAACGGCTTCTTCCCATCATAATAATAGAAAAGATTTCTGCAATTACTGGAGCAATACTTCATGTGCGTTGGGTTTTTCTGCCCTTCAGTGCTGAAGTCATTTCCGCAAAACAAGCATTTCATATAGCAACCTCCTTGGCCCCACAATACTTTTATTATATCACAGGGCCAAGGTATTTTGCTATTTATGCGCTGTGTTTTTCAGAAATTAAGCACTAAGATACAAAGTTTCCATAGAGCCAATCCCAATGGTCCCAGCCGTATGAGAACATGGAAACGACCTTGAACTTCATGATCTCGGTGTCGAAGTCTCCATCGGACTCCAGGGCCGCCTTCCTGGCGTTGTACCAGTTAAGGTACAGCTTCATGCGCTGGCTGTCAGCAAGGAACCATGTCTTCCCAGTGATACGCGGGTTGTACATGTAGGTCAGTTCGTCGGCCCAGGTGTTCATGTCGTTCTCGGCAGAGAAGGGTTCCTTGTCCGATCCGACAATCTTCTTGGCCTTGTCGCGGTAGTAGTTACCGCAGATGATGAGGTTCGGGGTAACGCCCACGATGTCCCCACGGTCATCCTTGAAATCGCACATGGCGTTGAACACGGTGTTCATGTTCGCCGGGGTCAAGTCAAGTGCGCCAAGGTTGGACTGCACGGTGGCATCACTGGGGCTGTACGGGTGAGAAGCGGAGCAGAGTGCCACAGAGTCAGGCCCAGCAAACGCGGCGTTATTCGCGTTGTTGAACGTGGACACGGCATGGGACTGCAGCGTCTTGTACACAGAGTCATTCAGCTTGCGGACGCGGTCCTTGATCTGGCGGTATTCGCCAAACCGGAACACTTCTTCCTCAATCTGAAGGCCGCTGGAATACTTCGCGTGGCGGTATCCCTTCTCAAAGCCCTTGGTGAAGTCCTGATAGTCAACCGTGCCATTCCACGGTTTCATCTGGCCCACAGAACCGACACCCAGATGTTTTTCCTCGCTCCGGTTGGAATCCGAAACGTTGTACATCATCGGGATGTAGTCCTTCTTGGCCTTCATTTCCAGGTCCCAGAGTTCGAATGCAGAGTTTTCTACCTCTGCCCAGACTTCGCGCGTAATAACGCCCATGATAGTCTCCTTTCATTCATTGCCCATTACAGGCCGTCATGCCCCGTTGGGGCTGTCATTCTGGTTACAGGGCCAGATTGCTGGATGCGAACTGAGACAGACGAATCTTCCAGTAGGAAACCATGTTGGCCGGGTCAGCATCGACAAGCATCAATGCTTCGCCACCGGAGGTGTCCCAGTCAACGTTCGTGCCGTCAGAGTCCAAGTCCCATCCAAACAGCGTAACAGCCAGTTTGGCAGGGCAAAGACGTGCGGTGTCACTAGCGGCAAATGCAGCCGTCTGGGTGGAGAATGTGAGGGTTCCGGTTGCTCCGGTGCAGTCACTGATCTTGATGCGCTTGCCAACCATCGAACTGTCAGCAGCACAGGTAAGCACCTGGATGTATCCACCGTTCCAAATGTCATCCGTCTGAGGCAGAAGCCCAGCAACGACAAACGTAGTGGCAGAACCGCCAGTAGCGGTGATGGTGTTGGCGCAGTTCCATTTCAGGAGAAGCGGCTGGTCGGCATCGTTCACAGCGATCTTGATGACGGTTCCAGACTGTCTTCCTGCGGACGATCCGTTGTGGTTTTCCATGGCAACACCGATGCACGGGTCATCGAAATCCGTACCGGCTACGGCAACAACGCCAGTGCCAGGAGTGAACTTGACCAGTTCTCCGCGCTCGATGGCGGTAGAGCCAACAATGGGCAGTTCCATGATCCTCGGATTTGCAGATGCTACTTCAAACATGATATGACTCCTTTCATCGTTTCATTCGCTGTGCAACCTTCGCAGGGTCCACACCGAATATCCCGGCTATGTCTTTCCCTCTGGCCGTCAACGTGACGGTTTCTTGGGATGACGCGGAACCCTTTGGGCTTCCCCGTCTTGCTTGGTCCTGTATTTCTGCGTTCGCTTGCTTCTTTGCGTTTTCCTTGGCTTGTGCCACCAACTCATCCAGCTTCCCGTCCCTGACCATCTTCCCAATCAGGAAGTCGTAGGCCACCTCAGGGTCAACGCCAGGATTCGCGTCAAGCACTTTGTCCAGTTCGGATTCCAATTCGTTATAGAACCGGTTTCCCTTCAGTGTTGCCTTTGCTGCTTCCCGGCTGGCTTTCTCGGCCAACTCTGCTGCCTGTTTCACCATCGGATGCTGTTTGATGGCCGCATTCAACTTGTCTGGGTCACCGTATGCATCCTCGATAGACTGTTGGATCACCTCCTGCTCCCTGTCATCCAAGGACTTTAGGTATGAGTCAACAGTTTCATGTCCGTTTACCTTCGCTGCACGGAGCAGCTTTGCCTGTGTGTCATCCAATCGCTTCTGTACGGTTTCAAGGTGCAGGCCCTTTTGGATGTAGGTGTCCACTTCGGCTTCAGGAACGAACTTGGCTTCCTTGTTGAATTTGACTTGTCTTCCCTTCGGTTCCTCGTTCGGGACCACTTCGGGCTTTACTTCATCAACAACAAGGGTTTTGGGTGTCGCTTCCTCTGCTGGTTTGGCAGTTTCTGCTGACTTCCCGGTTATCATTTCTCTGATGTCCATTGTCAGTCCTTCGCCTCTATGGTAGGAGGCTTCATTTATTTCAACGCCCTGGTATAGGCTGTTGAGTCATTTGCTCTTGCTTCTGCTGCATCATCTGCTGCTGTGCTGCCTGTTGCTGCTGGTCCAGTTCCTGGAGGATGTCATCTATCGGTGGGAACTTCCCATCGTCAATCGTCTTCCAAAACGCCTTCAGGCCCATTCCCTTGCCCAGCAATCCCATCGCTATGTTGGTGTAGTAGTTCCGGTCCGTGGGCCGTTCATCACCGACCTTGACCTTCAGGTCGAACTCAGGGATGAATTCTTCCTTCTGCTCGATGACTCCTGCTTCTGATGACACAGTATCACGGGTCCATGAACGCATAAGGTCCGCTCTTCCAAATTCAAATGTCTTCTTGGGTTCCACGGTCTTGATGATGGTCAACAGTTCCACCATGGCTTGCATCTGAAGGTCAGGTGGTGTGCCTGGAGGCATCATGGATATCTGTTTCATAACGCCGTATACCTGATTGGCCTTGGCCTGTTCCTGACGCTCTCCGGTGATACGGAACATGCGCTTCTCGGTATAGAACTGTCCAGCACGTTTGATAATCTTCAGACCAACCTCTTTCAGAAAGTCCTCGATAATCTCAATCTTGGCCTTAGTACGGACATCTGCCCTTGCCCCCAGTGCTTCCACCGTGGCGTATGGCACGTTCGCGCCAGGTGATATGCCCTGCTGGATAGCGGTATTCTGCGACACGGTATCTATGATGCGCTGCTTGTGTTCCTTGTAGTTGGTGATGGACGGAGGAACACGAACGCCGGTACGGAACAACAATCCAGACGGGTCGTTTACCTCATGCATCGCACCCGGCTTGCTGTTGTGGGCAAGGATGCTGTTCAACTGGCTCTTGTCGATTGACCCCTTCTTGTAATAGGCACCACCAAGACCTTCGGCAGCCATACCACCCAGTTCAATCTCGTCAGCTTTGTTATGAAGAATCTGCGGGATCATCAGGTTTCTGACTTCCCCCATACCCATGGGTTGCTTCTCGTCGGCATACAGGACACGGAACACGAATGGATAGTCTCCGTCATCATAGTTC